GGATAAGACATGGTGAAACTCCTTTAATCAGGCATTAGCTTGGATGCGATTTTCTCGCTGTGCAGCAAAAATATCGCGTTCGATTCGGTCACGCTCTGGCTCTCGGCCTTTGTACTTACCAGTTCGGACATCGTTAAAAAACTTTTGGATGTCTTGCGGTGAATACATTTTACCTTGATTAGTAGTTGCAGGTGTTCCAGTATTTCTTGAACGACCGGGGGTAACCTGTTTTTCCAATTCAGAGTTTTGAGCGCGACCAGTGGATTGAGCAACTGCGGCTTGTCCAGTAGACTCTAGCCAAGCACGGAAGAAATTAGCAACACGTTTTGCATCAAGCGAACGCTGCGCATCGTCGAGATATGTCTGGCGAGTAATGCCCGTCAACGGATCAGCCGACAATAACCACGACTGAAATGCGTCGTTGTCATTGATCTGGCGAAAGTTGGGGACAACACTAGTCAGTTCAGCCCAGAACCCTTGCTCTGCGGATACTTGCTGACGTTGTGCTACGGCTTGCACCTGCGGCACTACGTTAGTTTGCATCTGCTTAAACATCTGTTCCATCTGCGCAAAGCGTTGTGCCATAGGGATTAACTCCTCACGGGACACCTTACGCATCACATCAAGCGATTCGCCATACTCCTCAACATCTTTGTCGGTAACAATTTTTTCGACAGTCTGTTGCGACTGAGCACTCGTTTGCTGTGCGGATAGCGATGCAAGCAACTGTTCCATCTGCTGTACACGGTTTGCCATCTCCCGATTCTGCTGGTGCAGGCGGGGAACTTCGGCGTTGTACATACCCTGAAGTGTTTTGTACTTCTGGACAATGGTTTCTTCCGGCAGGTTGTCATCATCCGACTTATGCTCATTTGCGGATGACGGAGCAGCATTGTTCGATGCAGAGTTAGCGTCGGCAAGTGGCGTGTTATCTCTATTCTCAACGGGCGTGACGGTGCCATCGGCGGATGTTAATTCGCCTGTGTTGTCGTCCGGGTTGAGTTGTTGATACAACTGCTGAACTGCCTCGGTCTGCTTACGAATTTGCTCTGGTATTGCCATGTTGAACGCTCCTATTGGTGTGCGTGATTAAAGACGGCGAGTTTCATCATAACTTTGCCGCCAACGCAGGGGATTCTTTGACGAGTTTTGCCAACTCGCCCAACACTTGGCAGCGCCCCTGAAACACTGCGGTGTTGTTGATTGCGTTCGGTAACTGATCTAGCTCGCGCAAGCGCCATCCTTCAAGCCACTCCAGAAAATCTGGGTGTTGTCGAACAAACAAGGCTAACGCCTTGATCACTTGCGGTTCAGGCTTGATCATGCTGCCTTCCCGCTCACACGATTCTGCACTGTGTTGGCCTCCATTCCACCTTTGGGTGATCCATCAGGACTCTCTCCGCCAGATGCTGGGGCTTGCGCTTGCTGTTGTGCAGCAGCCGCCGTTGCCCTAGCTTGAATCTGGGTTTGATAACCTGACTTCTCCCGAGATGGAATAACTTCATCCACAGGCATCTGCAACCCTTTAGCGACTTCACGAAGAATCGCTGTCCTACCATCCTTACCGAGAATCTCAAGATCAACGGGGTTGGCGGTTGCGTTAAGGAACTCGATACGGCGAATGTTAACAGTTTCCTTGACCGCAAGGTTAATTGCGCCCTTAGCAATAACTTGAACATCGCCTTTAATTGATTCATCTTCGTCGTAGCGCATGTTATACACAAACTGGCGCATAACAATGGGCTTGACCACATCGGTGTCAATGTGCATCACGACTTGTCGTATACCTTTACCGGCAGCGCCCATCAACATGGACAAGCCGGACGACGTACGTCCAGCGCCTTGCACGTTGAGGTCACCATACACGTAAGCAGGAATGCCTGAGTGGTCATCAGCCAACTTGCTAAACCTGTCGTACACAGCTACAAGCTCACTAGCACGAGAGTCAGGCTGTGTAAACCGAATAGCGGGGGCACTCGATCCTACGGGATCGTTGATAGTCTGCCAAATTTTCCAAGGAGCAAGCTGGGTAATGTCTTCGTTTGGCGGCAAACGCTCTACGTTGACTTCAACCTGCGGGCCGCTGCTGATACCCATGTTGTTGACAAGCGCACGTGCGGCAGCGTTACACACGCCTTGCAGGTCTTCGATAATCTCGGGTATACCCTTACCCCAGAATGCACCGGGACACTTGATAAACGAAGTCTTGCAGTACGGCTTTTCACCTAAGGGGTCGTAGTTCAGCACGGCTTTGATGACGATATTACCCACCATCCAGACGTTGGCATCGTACTCTCGTGCGCTATCGGGTACGTCTTCTTCAGTCAGACCCCACTCGATAAGCATCTTGCCACTGACTTTGCCCCAAAACTCTAGTGCATCAAACTCAGTCGTAGGCTTCATGTACGAGTAGAACTTACGCTCCTCCTCGTTCTTCTGTAACTCTACATCCAAGTTAATCCACGACATGCCGTTGCCGATCTCCAGCACTTTGCGTATAGCGTCGTCATCGTAGCCCGGAACACCAATCAAATCAGACAACTGCATCCGACTCAAAGGATGGTACTCAAACAAGTACCCCTCGTTGATGTTGCTGATCCCCGGTTCAGGGTATATATAAAATGGATCGACCCGCTCGCACTCGGGGCCAAGTCGTTCAGTAGGCTCAACAACCGTGCGACCTGTGGCATCTACCTTCCAACCCAACACACGCTGGCGGCGCACCACTGGCCCTTTGATAAAGGCGCAGGGGAACGTAACCAAATCAGTGATGAAGTCGTTAAACGCATCACCCCAGCCGCCTTGTGCAAACTGATCCTGAATCTTGAGCTTCATCTTGTCGGCACGAATCTGTGCCTGTTGCAAAACGTCAAAGCGGTAATCCTGCGACACCATCTCTTTGATCTCACGTATCTCACTGGCGTTGGGTGCTTTGCCGTAGTCTTCAACCATCTTGAGCACACGCTCTGCAAAGATGCCCTGTACTTCCTTGGACTGCGCAGGACTTAGATCAGGGATAGGTGTTGGGTTTAAGTCCCACGGCGGTGTGCCATCATCCAACAAGATGTCTCGCAGCCACGACTCAGCCGCACGACACTTGACCTCTGTGATCATCATAAAAATCTCAGAGCCGCCTTGTGTGCGAATCTGTTGCAGCTTGCTTGCGTCGTACTCACCGTTACGCTGACGTAGAGCTTGCAGCATCTTTTGCTCAAGAGGGCGCTTTGCCATCTGAGCAACATCCCAGCACTCGCGCAAATATCCTGCTAAGCCAAGGATGACGGATTGGTTCTGACGCTCTTGTAAGGCGCGGTCAGTGGTTTCCCGTTCTTGCCGAGCAAGTTCGGTATTGTTGACTACGCGAAGAAATGTCAGTCCGGCCATTTATTTTTTTCCGTCAGTAATTCTATTGCGTAGTGCAAGTGCTGCTGCTTTTGGCCCTGTAACTAGTAGCGTATCCGCAGCAGATGCAAGGCCACGCCCAACATTAACTGCCGCCGAACCATATTTTTTATCCTCAAAATCTTTAACGGCTTGTTTTCCACGCCGCTCAGTTTCTTGCTCGGTTTCTTTTATCGCTTCGTACTGATTTGGGGAGTACTTTTGAATTTTACCTGCTATGCTTTTAGGATCAGGGTCAGGTTTTGTAACTACACCACCCTTTTCATAAGACCTGACGGCTACGCTACCCATCTTAGAGTTAGTAGACGTTACTGTGAACGGTTTGCCTTGACCACATTGCATAGCTGCTCCTTAGAGTTGCGCCAGTATACACACTACCGGAAAAAAAGAAAGCCCCCGGTGGCAGGGGAGCACACAGGGGGCAAAATCCCAACTAGGGGAGGTGACAACTGCGAGTGCAGTGCTCTAAGCATATCATGTCCACCCCGCAGCCGCAACTGCTTTAACATCACGGCGTTGTGAAAGTACCGAACCTGCACCCGCTGAGGCAATGTGCAGCATCAGATACTGTAGCGCTTCAGCCACATGCGAGTGTTTGTTCTTGTCGATGTCTCCGTCGCCCTTAGGCTTGAAGCGGTATCCACCCATCATGGCAGCTTTAAGCTGTGTACATCGGGGGTCAACAAGGAACGCTGGGTCACCGTCTACTTGCCGCATGAGGTACTCATCCACTGCGTTGATGCGGGCTGCAACAGCGTTGGTCTTAGCCGGAATAACTTTCATCCCCTCAGCCTTGATGATGTCCACTGCACTGCGCTCATCAGTCTGTGCCCGCTGCGTACCCGCTGGATCAACGATGACGAACACCGGAGCGCCGGGGAATCGTTCGTATAGCAGGGGCTTGAGCATGGTGCGCACAAACCGCTGCACCCCCATATCAAACGATACACACTCATCAAGTATGAGGGCACGACCTCGTGGGTCTTGCTGCCCTAGCACCGCTGCTGGGGTTAACCCTAAGTCCATGCCAATGACGATGGGCCGTACTCCGTTGACGATAGGCCGTAGGCGTTCCTTCGCCATGTGGTAATCCGGCCTGAAGTATTTGTACACCGGCATACCTGCACTTGACAGGCCATACTCACCGTCAATGTATACACGGATGTATTCTTCGCTACGCCCTTGCGTATCGTAGTATCCGTCGGGCAGGTTCTCAATATTCTCAGCGTATGGACTGCGCCCCGAGGGTTGCTTGAACACATCCCACCCGTTGTTGTTGGCTGACACACCATCTTTGGGGTCAAGCCCTTCCATCTGGTAGTACCACCATGTATCCATTGTCGGTGGGTTAGTGTCTGCCCACATACCATGCCATGTCGGCCCGCCGTCTTTGGCTGAGGGGAATCGCCCAATGCGCTTGGACATAGCATCCACGATGTCGGGGTGAATGTCGCGGCACTCGTTGAACCATGCGAAGGTCAACTCCAGTGAGTTCAGGTTGGCTACGTCATCCGCATCGTCCAGTGCACGGAACATAATCTCACACTCTACGTCGCCCACCTTGAAGAAGTACGTCTTGGTCGTACGCATGTACGCCCCACACTGTCCGGGCGGGAACCAATCGAGGAAGGTCTTGATCGTCGTGTCCTGCAACTGGCGTACTGTTTCGCGCACCACAGCAGCCCGTGACTTGCGTATACCTTGAGCGTTGGGTTCTTGCATTGACGCTCTGCGCACAATCTCGAAAGAACACGTTACGCTTTTGCCACTCCCCACTGGCCCCATAAGCGTACGCATCTTGGCACTGGACGCCATGAACTTCTTGCCTGTAGGCGGTGGGGTGTAGTCGATGTCAAGCGGCATACGCTAATTCCTCGCTTGGGTTAACCAGCAAGACGATGAATTCACGCCCGCGCTTTTTGCTTCGTGTGATTTTTGTTTGGTAAGACTTCTCGGCGCGTTGTAGTGCGTTCTCTACCATGATGGCTTCGCTGGCGCTTCGTAGTTTTATGGCTTTAAATCCATTGTAGGTTTGGGTAAACAGGTCTTCAATGTTCGATGGTAGTTGCATCTTCGATCTCAGTGGTGGTTGCTTCAATGGTACGTGCATCCCGAGGGTCGTTACCAAGGTTGATGGTAATCTTTACACCGCCGGTACTCTGATCCTGTGGGCCAGAATCTTTGGGTTCTAGCCCCGCCCACTTT